CCATGGACGTTATTTACCTCAAAACGAGAGCGTAAGTCATGAATAAGCCTGAACTAGTCATTCTCAGTGGAGATACGGCTGAACTAGGCTCAAATCGGCTGCAATCGGTTTCTGAACCTGAATCAGCTCACGTCTATGGGAATCTGACGCCTAGAATCCATACGCCACTAAATGATTTACCATCTAAAGGCTTTGAACTCATTGACTTTGCTGACCAGATATTTGAAACGGGGTTCATGCCTTGGCAGAAATGGCTGGCTGAACACTCACTGAAAGTCAAGCCTGATGGTCGTTGGGCTAGTCCATTCAACGTCACGTGCGTTGCACGCCAGAATGGAAAATCGACCTACATGCTGGCATTGATAGCGATGAAGCTCTTTCACTGGAACGAATCGCTTCAGGTGGCATCAGCTCACCGATTGGTGACATCTCTGGAGCAATTTCGTCAGCTTGTCAATATCATTGAGAGCCAAGATGATCTGGCGAAGCGAGTCAAGCGAATCCGCTGGCAACATGGCAATGAAGAAATCGAAACCCTTGATGGATGTCGTTTTGTTATCAAAGCTGGTGGTTCAGCTGCACGTGGATTGAGCAAACCTGAATCTGTTCATCTTGATGAGCTGCGCGAGATGCACGATTTAGAATCGTTCGCTTCATTGCGCTACACCTTGATGGCTGCAAAGAATCCCAGCATCAACGCCTTCACAAACGCTGGTGATAGTCATTCCGTGGTCTTGAATTTAGCTCGCGAGCGCGGGCTTGCTGCAATGGCTGGCGCGAAGGATGACATCTTTTACGCCGAATGGTCAGGCGGTTCTGACGACATCACTGACGTGGAGAATTGGAAATCGGCCAATCCAGCGTTGGGTCATACGATTCACATCGATAACATCAAGGCCGTTCTCAATGATCCACCAGATGTGGTCATGACTGAAGTCTTGTGCCGATGGGTTACAACCATTTCAAGCTGCGTTGGAGCTGCTGAATGGGAGCGATGCATTGATGCAGATGCTGACCTTGATTCAGAGAAGCTGACGTGGCTTGGACTTGATTTAAGCCCCGACAGAAAACACGCTGCACTTGTGGGAGCGCAGAAGCTTGGATCGGAAGAATTCGTGGTGAAACTGTTGCATACTTGGACAAATCCATTGCAACTCGATGACAAAGCCATTGCAAACGATGTCGCGCCATACTGCCGAAAGTATCCGATTGAATATCTGCTCTATTCCAAGCGAACTAGCGGAGCAGTGGCATCGCGTCTCGTACCAGCTGGCATTCCAGTGTTCGACATGGACACCAGCTACCCACAAGCTTGCGACGAGATGCTGGGAGCGATTAACTCTCAGAGATTGAAGCATTCGGGTAAGCAACAAGAATTGACGACTCAGATGCTTTCAGCTGTTCAGCTTCGACGCGGTGATGGCGGTTGGGTCATTGGACGTAGAGCTTCGCAAGCTGCGGTCTGCGCATCGGTGGCCACAGCTCTCGTTTCACACTTTGCGACACGCCCAGAGACGGAGATTGACATACTCGTCGGATAGTGTTCTAAGCCTGAGAAAATTCTCGCATGGCTATTCGCGACATATTCGCAACTCGTAAGATTGAAACCGCTGCACCGACACGGGGAGTCGATGTGGCGGCTTCACTTGCACCCGTTACTTCAATCGATTCTCTAACACCATTCTTCGGCGGCGCACAAACTGCAACCCGAGAAGAAGCTATGTCTGTGCCAAGCTGCGCACGCGCCCGCAATATAATCTGCTCATCCATCAGCTCGATTTCATTGGAAGTCATTGATCGTTCAACTGGAATGGAACTTGAAGGCGTAACACCCAGAGTGATTCGCACACCAGATCCACGAATTCCAGGAAGCGCGACTTATGTCTGGACTTGCGAAGATTTATTGTTCTATGGCTACGCATACTGGCAGATTACAGAATTGTTCATGGACACGTATCGCGTGCGAAGCGTTCAACGCGTTTCACCAGCTCGCGTGACGATTCAAACAAACTCAATCGCAAGCGAGATTGAATACTACATGGTTGATGGAACACCAGTGCCGAACTCAGGCATTGGATCGCTTGTCGTATTCAATGGCGTTGATGAAGGATTGCTCAACCGTGCGGGTCGAACCATTCGTACTGGTGCAGAGCTTGAACGTGCCGCTGCGATGTACGCCCGCGAACCAATTCCGTCGATGGTACTTAAAAGCAACGGCACGGCTCTTCCAGCAGATCGCATTGCGAAACTACTGGAGTCATGGGGATCAGCGCGACGCAATCGCGGCACTGCATTCTTGAATGCTGACGTTGAACTGCAAACCGTTGGATTCGACCCAGAGAAATTGCAGCTTGCTTCAGCTCGTTCGTACATCGCAACCGAAATTGCACGCGCTTGCGGAATTCCAGCTTATTACATCGATGCAGAAACTGGCTCTTCAATGACTTACTCAAACGCAGTCAATCAGCGTCAGACTTTGCTTGATTTCTCTTTGATTCCGCTAATGACAAGCATAAGTGAAAGACTTTCAATGCCAGATTTCGTTCCATCATCGCAAGAAGTGAAGTACGACTTATCTGACTACTTGCGCGGTTCTGATCTAGAGCGTGCCAATATCTATAAGACACTGAATTCAATCGTTGATCCAGTAACTGGGCAGCCAGCAATGACGGTTGATGAAATCCGACAAGCAGAGGAACTAATCAAATGAAGGTAACTACACCATTCACAATTACTGCGGCTGATTCCGAAGCTCGCACGATTACAGGTCAAATCGTTGCATTCGATACAGCTGCAAACGCATCGACTGGAAAAGTGATGTTCAAATCTGGTTCATTGAATCCAGCAAACGTCAAACTAAATCTTGAACACGATTCAGCACGCCCAATCGGTAAGACTCTTTCAATGGAATTTTCACCAGATGGAAAGTCAATCAATGCGACTTTTAAGATTTCAAAGACAACTGCTGGAACTGATGCAATTCAAGAAGCGATGGATGGACTTCGCGACGGATTCTCAGTCGAAGCAAACGCAATCGAATTCGGTCACAATGAAGATGGCACAATGGTCGTCTCCAAGGCTGATCTCGTAGGTGTTGCATTAACCCATAACCCAGCATTCGATTCAGCACGTGTGTCAAATGTTGCAGCAACTACATCACCAGAAGATTCTGAATCATCATCCGATGAAGCAGAAGCACAACCACAACAACCAACAGAAGGAGACGTCGTGGAAAACACCGTCACAGAGCCAACTGCCGCCGAGACGGTAGAAGCTTCAGCTAAGGTAGAAGCAACATCCGTTGCCAAACCCGTTAATTTCATCGCAGCACGTAACCCAGTAGTTGATCCAGCAACATTCTTGATGCATAAAGTTGCAGCAATGCGCGGTTCAGAAGAATCACGCAATTTCATCGCAGCAGCTACATCATCAACAGACAACCCAGGCTTAATTCCAACTCGCCAATTCCGCGAAGTGGTTAATGGTCTTGCAGACAATGTTCGTGCTTCCATTGATTCAATTTCAACTGGAACACTTCCAACAGCGGGTCTTACATTCGAAATTCCAAAGATTACACAGCTTCCAGATGTAAGTGTTGTCGATGAACTCGACACAGTTACTCCAGTTGTTATGGAGTCAGAATTTATTCCAGTGAGTGTTAAGTCATTCAAGGGGAATCAGGTCATGTCAGTGGAACTCGCAGATAGATCAGATCCACTTTTCTTCTCAGAGCTTATTTCTAATCTTTCTTCGCAATATGCTCGCGCAACTAATGCGTACAACTCAGGACAAATCATCACAGGTGCAACAAAGACTGCAACTGGTTATGGCTCAGACATCACAGCAGCAGAATTGCTTGCTTGGGTTTCAGCTGGAGCAGTTTCAGTTTATTCAAACACTTTCAAATTCGCTGATGCAATCGTCGTGTCGCCAGCCATGTGGGGGCGTATCATGTCTTTCAACGTCGATGGGCGTCCAATCTATAACGCACTTCAACCACAAAACGCAGCTGGTAACGCACAGCCACGTTCATTGCGCGGTTCAGTAAATGGAATCGATCTCTGGGTTGATACTGCACTTTCAGGAACAGGCGATAATTCAATGTATGTCGTCAATCGTGATGCATACACATGGTACGAATCTCCACGTTTAGAGCTTCGCACCAATTTCATCAACGATGGAAGCATCGGAATTCTGCTTTACGGCTACGGCGCAACTGCAACAAAAATTGCAGCAGGCGCATATGCATTCGCGGACTAATTCCAATTAATCATCGGCTGGTTCGCTCCCGAGTCAGCCGAGCAGAATAGGAGATCAGAGATGCCAAATATCATTACAGCTGAAGAGCTGCGCACGGTGCTTGGTGTCTCTGAATCTCTTTATTCTGATGTTTATCTTGAACAAATAATTGATTCGGCTGAACTCACAATTCTGCCTTTATTGACGCAATACCAATCAGCCATCGCGACGACTCGCATTGAAAATGGAGTCGCCTACTTCACGACAATCCGTCCATGTTACTTTGCGGTGGGTCAGTCAGTCGTGGTGGCTGGTTGCGGCGTACTTGATGACACTTACACCGTCACAAACACAGTCATTAGACCATACGAATTCTCAGTGGCAACTGCTGAAGCTGACCGCGTTCTGAATGTGATTATTCCATCAGGAACTGCGACGCTAGATGGCGCATCATCAGCTGAACTTTATGCAAACGTGCCACCAGTTAAATCTGCAATTCTTGTCGTTTCGGTTGAAATCTTTCAATCGGTTACGGCTTCAGGCAATATGACAACAAACGAAAATTTCAGTCCAAGCCCATTCGTTCTCGGTAGATCACTCCAGAGCAGAGTAATTGGATTACTTGGGCCATTCATTGACGTCGAAACGATGGCGCAATGACTATCCAATCAGAGGTTCGCGCACCGTTAGCGGCTGCGCTAGCTGGTGTGACTGCATCGGTTTATCAATCACCACCAGAGACAATCATCGCTCCAGCTTGCGTCATCGTCAGCGATTCGCCGTATCTGGAAAGTCTGCTCATCAATGGAGCAGTCACAAAGGTCAAAATCAATTTCATTATTTCAGCCGTGGTTGCATATAACAACAACGCAGGCGCACTAGACGGCTTAGAGCAGCTCTGCATTCAGATTCTCGGTGCTATGCCATCGGGTTACGTGGTCGGCAACGTCGAAAGACCATCGATCATGAACGTGGGAACTGGGTCATTCTTAATGGCTGACATTTCAGTTTCGACTTATTACACACAGGAAAACGACTAGGAGAAATCAGATGGCAACGACAATCATCACTGGCAGAGACATCACTTTCACAATCGACAGTGATAACTTCGATGCCCAAGCAACTTCAGCGACTCTGACTGTTGATTCAACAATCAACACTTATCAGACACTCGATGGCAAGGCTTATTACACAACAGACACACAGGGTTCATTCGCCGTTGAAATGCTTGCAGACTGGGGCGCACCTTCATCACTTTGTGAAGCTCTATGGACTGCTGCAACGTCAGCACCTAACACACCACTTCCAGTGGTATTGGTTGCAGACACAGGCGCATCATTCGCATTCAACGTGCAGCCAATTCTTCCAAGCGCAGGAGGTACTGCACCAGATGCACAAACGGTCTCACTTGCATTCACTTGCGTGACTACACCAGTCTTAACAATCAGCTAAAGAATAGGAAATCGGGAGCATGAAACTAGCAATAGCAATCGAACATTCGTCGGGCGAAAGTGTCACACACGTGGCACTTCCACCTGAATGGATGAAATGGGAACAAAAGACAGGTAACACAATTCAACAGGTTCAAGAAAAGCTTGGAATCAGTGATCTGATGTTTCTGGCTTATCACGCCATGAAAAGAGAAGCTGCGGGCAAGCCCGTCAAGCCATTCGAAGTCTGGTGCGAAACAGTGGCAGACATTTCAGTGGGTGAGCTTGAAAGCCCAAAAGTTATCCCGTCGGAAGCCTAAGTCGCTTGGTCTGGGATTTAGCCATTGAAACTGGTCTAGATCCAAAATCTTTCGAAACTGCTGACGACATCATGACCGTCATGGAGATACTGGAGAAGCGCAATGGCTGAGGATTTAATCGCTTACGATAAGTCCGACTTGCGCGCTATTTACAAAGCTTTCAAAGCAATGGACGAAGAAGCTACGGCATCGGCTAAAAAAGAATCCAATGCTCTAGCGACTTATCTTCAAGGCAAGATTGGTGCGACTGCTGCGGGTGCGAATAACAAGGTCGCGCCAATGATTGCTGCTGGCTCTAGAGTTTCAAAGTCTGCCAAAACTGGTGAAATCTCTTACGGCTTTGCGTCGCAAAAATTATCTGGCGGTGGCACGACTCAGATGCTTTGGGGCGGTTACGAATTCGGATCCAATAAATTTAAGCAATTCCCAGTCTGGTCTGGAAAAGAAGGCCGCGGATCACGTGGATGGTTTATCTATCCGACTCTGCGTGCCGAACAGCCTTATATCATCAACCAGTGGGAAAATGCGTTCAGTCGTATATTGAAAGAATGGGATTAAATGGCTACTGGATCTAGAACGCTAAAGCTCTCCATTCTTGGAGACGTCGATAATCTTAACAAATCACTCAAAGCTGCCAATGCTGACGTCGAGAATTCCAGCTCGAAGCTTGGCGATTTCAGCAAGAAAGCTGGTCTGGCATTCGCCGCAGCTGGTGCGGCTGCTGCTCTTTACGCTGGCAAACTGCTTATTGATGGCGTTAAGTCAGCCATTGAAGATGAAGCTGCTCAGGCATCCCTTGCTAAGACACTGGGCAACGTCACTGGTGCAACTAATGAACAGATTGCAGCTGTTGAGGAACAGATAAAAAGTAATCAATTACTTTTCGGTGTATCTGATAAAGATCTTCGTCCATCTTTGGAAAGATTGCTCAGAGCCACCAAAGATGTCAGCGAAGCTCAGAAGCTTCAATCATTAGCTCTCGATATTGCAGCGGGTTCAGGTAAATCACTGGAAGCCGTCTCTAATGCCCTTGGTAAAGCCTACGAGGGCAATTCAGGCGCATTAGCCAAGCTTGGTGTCGGATTATCAGCTGCGCAACTAAAAACGATGAGCATGGACGAAGTGACCACAACTCTAGCGGATACCTTTGGCGGTCAGGCTACTGCCAAGGCCGACACCTTCGCGGGCAAGATGGCACGTCTTTCACAGACCTTTGATGAAGCCAAAGAAACAGTCGGTGGATATGTTCTCGATGCATTAACGCCATTGCTCGATGGCTTTGTGAATAAGGGCGTTCCAGCAATTACTGCATTTTCAGATAGTTTAGGCAAAACGCTCGGCCCAGCCTTTGCCACAATCTTCAAAGTCATTAAAGAAGATCTATTACCAATACTTCAATCATGGTGGAATTTCTTATCAGGCGAAGTTATTCCAGCCATCATGTCAGTCGTCAAACCAATCCTTGAAGGTTTATCAGCGGCATTCAACACCATTAAAAAAGCAATATCTGACAACTCTGAGGAATTACAGCCATTCTATGATTTTTTGAAAAAGGTCTGGGAATTTATAAAAGTTTATTTAGCACCGTTATTAGGTGGAGCTTTCAAAGAAGCCCTTGAAGCAATCGGAAACATTGTTGGCGGTCTTGTTTCAGGCTTTGCAAAGCTTGTTGGCTTTATCAGCTCAACTGTAAGCAAAATAAAAGAATTCGTTAATTTTATTAAAGATAATCCAATCACTCGATTCTTTTTTGGTGATTCTGGCAATTCTAAATCATTGAGCGTTTCAGGATCTTCAGGTACAGCAGATTTAGTAGTTACTCCCAGCGGAGACGCAGGCGCTGGCGGTGGTGGTGGTGGAACTACTGGAATCATCTCGTCAGCAACTGGTTTTGATTTAGGTGGATATTCTCCAGCGATGCAAGCTGCAATCATTCGCCGAGATCAACTAAAGGCAGAGACGGCTGCGCTTAATGCCGCTAGAGATGCAGCAGCTACGGCTCGACTAGCTCAAACTGGAGGGCTTTCAACAGCTACTGTGGTCAATCAATACTTTAACGCTGTTGTGGCCGATACTGAAGCTGCTGCCCGTGCAGTCACTGATGTTCTCAACAACTCAACTAATCGAGGCACGAATGGTGCAGCTAATCTGGTCTATCTATGACGCTTTGGAATCCAGTCTGGCGTGTAACTATTGATGGCACGATTTACACGAATTTTGCCCTAGCCAATCTGACAATCACTTCAGGGCGCGTCAATATCTATGAGCAAGCCAATGCGGGCTACGTCAATCTTCAGCTGATAAATCTTGAACAGACTAACGTCGATATTCAAATCAATGATTCAGTTACGATTGAATTACAAGATTCGACTGCAACTTTCACGCCAATCTTTGGCGGCACAATTACGGACTGCACCATTGCGGTCAATGCAACTGGAAACATCGGAATCAATCAGACAATTTCAATCATTGCTCTAGGTGCATTGTCCAGACTTCCAAAAGCTCTGACCGATGGAACGCTGGCATCAGCTCACGATGGCACTCAGATTCTCCATATCTTGCAAGATTTATTGCTCAATAACTGGTCTGAAGTGCCAGCGGCTTTGACGTGGGCAACCTATGATCCAACTGAAGATTGGGCGCATGCTCAAAACGTAGGATTAGGCGAGATTGACACCCCAGGCAATTATGACCTTGCAGCTCGAACAGCTGACAGAATTGACGTTTATTCACTCGTTTCAGCTTTAGCCACTAGCGGGCTTGGTTATATCTATGAAGATTCATACGGACGCATCAGTTATGCCGATTCGACTCATCGCAGTCAATATCTAGCTCTTAATGGATACACGGATGTTTCAGCTGCCCAAGCTCTTTCAGGTGGCATTTCAATCGTTACCAGAGCTGGAGACGTTCGCAATTCAATAACTTTGAAGTATGGATCTAAATCAGCCAGCGAAACGACGCCATTCGAAAACGCCGAATCTATTGGACTTTATGGCCGACTGGCTCAGATAATTAGCACAACTTTGAAAAATCATGCTGATGCCGACACACAAGCTGCGTTCTATCTGACGCTGCGTGCATTCCCACAGCCGATGTTTAATCAGATCACTTTCGAATTGACCAATCCAGAGCTTGATAATTCTGACCGTGATTCACTCATCAACATATTCATGGGCTTACCGCTTCGAATCTCAGATTTACCGTTGAACATGTCTGCTGGAACTTATCTGGGTTTCGTTGAGGGCTGGACATTCCGTGCAGGATACAATTCGGTTTCGGTGACTACATTGCTTTCACCGTTGGCATTTAGCCTTCAAGCCATGAAATGGCAAGATGTCTCAGTGCTAGAAAAATGGAACACAATTTCACCAACACTCGACTGGGCAGATGCCCTAGTCGTCGCATAAGGAGCAGATATGAGCAATCCAACAACGCCGTTCAGCTGGCAGATGCCGACATCGACGGACTTGGTGACTGATTTACCAGCAGACTTTGAAGTCTTTGGTCAAGCTGTTGCCACATCAATGGCTGATTTATTAGGTGGCACAACAGGTCAAATACTTTCAAAGGCAACTAACACAAACATGGACTTCACTTGGATTGATAATGATCAAGGCGATATCACAGGCATTACGGCTGGCAATGGTATTTCGGTTACAAATCCGACTGGACCAGTGCCAACAGTAGCAATCAATACAGCTGTTACTGTAGATCTTACGACAGCGCAAACTCTTACCAATAAAACTCTTACATCTCCAGCATTAACAACGCCCACAATTAGCACATTAACAACTAACGGCGATTTACTTTATGGAACAGGATCTGGAGCTTTAGCGCGAAGAGGCATCGGTTCGACGGGTAATGTATTAACAGTTTCAGGCGGTGTGCCAGTCTGGGCTGCACCAGCAGGTGGTGGCAAAGTTTTGCAGGTAGTTAATGCAACTACATCAACATTTACATCAAACTCTACTGACACCTATGCAGATGTCAGCGGATTAACTGCATCAATAACACCTACATCAGCGACAAGCAAGATTCTAGTGCTGGTAAGTGCCAATGGATTATACAAAAGCGCAGCAAACGCAGACAATGCAGTTAGATTGAGACTTGTTCGCGGAGCGACTCAAATCTTGTTAATTGAAAGTATTGCAGGTTGGACTAATTCAGCAGTTGCAAATACAACAGCATCAAGCACAAGTTACTTGGACTCTCCAAGCACAACGAGTTCTACTACGTATAAGGTTCAAATTGCAAATTATCGAAATGGTGCTTCTGTAGGAATTAACCTTGAATTGGGAAGTGTTCTACCAAACTCTACTATTACTTTACTTGAAATTGGAGCATAAAAATGTCTATAAAAGCCTTGGAAACATTATCTAAATTGTGTCCCGAAGGTGGTTGGATTATTTCAGGTGATTCTTTTAAGGATATAACTTGGATTGATGACAGACCACGTTGCACTGAGGCAAAGTTCGAATCAGAATTGGCTCAATATGATGTTCAAAAAGCAGAGCAAAATGCCAAGGCTGTTGCAGATAAAGCAGCGGCACAGGCAAAACTTGCTGCACTTGGTTTAACTGCTGACGATTTTAAGGCTCTTGGGCTTTAATGATCCAAAGCCATAATGGATGGAGGGCATCTAAAGATGCAGCTGAGATTCACATCATCAGCGTTCCAATCGCGGGAACAAAGGTCAAGGTGCGATGTGCAAAAGCCGTCTCGCCATTGATTGCTGGATTCTGCAAAGAGTTTCACGAGCTGATTGAACCCATTGATGAAGGCCAGCTTGATGATTGGGGCTATGCGTTTCGCATGGTACGTGGCAGCACTGACAAGCTGAGCAATCACGCATCGGGAACAGCCATTGATCTAAACGCTACGCAACACCCGTTGGGCAAGGTCGGCACATTCCCATCAGAAAAGGTGGCAATGATTCGCGCCTTAGCCAAGAAGTACGGGCTAAAATGGGGCGGCGATTACAAAGGCAGAATTGATGAAATGCACTTCGAAATCGAATTGAGTGAAGCGAAGGTCGCGGCACTCATCGGGAGCTTGAAGCTAGGAGAAAACTAATGGATCAAGCAAAAGCAATGCTGGCATCATGGGCGAGAAGCTCTGTTGCTGGTGCGTTGGCTGTCTATATGACTGGCAATACAAACCCGAAGGATTTAGCACTTGGCTTAGTCGCTGGACTTGTTCCAGTCTTGGCACGATGGGCTAATCCGAATGATGTAGCTTTCGGCACGAAGAAGTGAGCGTCGGCGAATGGACGGCAGTCGGTGGGCTTGTCATTGCGGTGCTGACTGCCATCTATTCGTCAATGCGATTCATGGTGAAGTCGATCATGCGAGAGCTTTCACCGAATGGGGGCAATTCTCTGAAAGATCAGGTCAGTCGGATTGAAGCCAGGCTCGACCAACTGATGCTTGAAATTGCGCTAAAGAAGTAATCGACACGCCGATTCTCATGCGGGAATCTTGAAATTGTCGGATAAGCCTGTCACTCTCTATTTCGGGAGCTGATTGGCAGCTCTCAGAATCGGGAGCAATTATGACAACGAGTGAAGTCGGGCTATTCGTACTTATGGCGATAGCGTGCATTGTCTGGGCTATATGCAGTTACGCAGTCGGATACAAAGAAGGCCACAAAGATGGCTATCAACGTGGCAAAGCTGTTGGACGACACGCATCATCTAAGGCGGTCATCTAATGGGATTCTTGGACAACTACGAAGCTGCACGCGCTCGCACAGATCGATGGATTGCTACACATCCAACTGGACGCATTGAAACAGAAATCATGGAATTCAACGCTGAAAAAGGCTACGTTCTAGTAAAGGCAACGGGCTATCGCAACGCCGATGACCTTTACCCAGCTGGCGTTGATTTCGCTTATGGCTACCAAGGCGCATACGTCCAGAACATGAAACGCTGGTTCGTCGAGGATACAGTCACCAGCGCAATTCTTAGAGTTATGCAGCTCATCATGGGCGGTGCTGAACGCACAGTGCGTGAGACGATGGAACAGATTGAGAAGCTTCCAGCCAAGGTTGCTAATACCGAACCCGATTACTGGAACACCAAATTCGGTGACGTGCCATCATTTAAGACACGTGAAGAAGCTGAAGCATCGGGCATTCCAACAGTTTCACAGGCCATTCAAGAAGTCACGGCTCAGCTAGGCGGCGAGATGCTGGCAGAAGCTCCACAGTGCAAGCATGGGCATCGGGTATGGCGTGAAGGCATCTCGGCAAAGACTGGCAAAGCTTGGGGCAATTACAGCTGCGTAGAACGCAAGCCCAATCAATGTGATCCAGTCTGGTATGTCTTTGGATCTAATGGAAAATGGAGTCAGCAACTGTGAGCGACTTCGTTGAGATTATCAATCCAAGAACTATGACGTGCAAGCTGATGGAGAATGGCGTTATCGTTGAAGAATACAAAATTGAGCAGTGCGATAAGTGTTCAATGCTGGTGCGATTCGATGCATTCGGATTTCAAAAAGGCTATGGCGATGAAAAGATTATCTGGTTCTGTCAGGGTTGCCGATGATTATGGTTCGCCTATCGCGTGAAGATGAAATCATTGCTCACGGTGCTGGTCTAGCTAGAGAATCACGCTATGGATCTAGTGATAAGCGCGTCAAGAATGGCGGCAACTTTCATGCTTGCGTGAGCATTCATGCTGAAGCTGTTGGAGCTGAGATGGCGGTTGCACGTTACTTCGGCGTAAGCGACTTCGTGCCTACCGTCAATACGTTCAAGAATGAACCCGACGTGAATTGGGATGGCTTGGCTATTGAAGTCAAGCAAACACCACATAAGCGCGGTCACTTGATTGTGACTGACGATGATCGTGACACTGACATCGCAGTGCTGGTCGTAGGCGAATCACCGACTTATTACATCGTGGGCTGGATACCAGTGGGCGTAGCTAAGCGACCACGATTCCAATCAGCCCAAGGTGGTTACTGGGTCAGCCAAATAAACCTTCAACCCATTGAAAATTTAAGGAAATCCATTCATGCCAATACTTGAATTCGATTGCTCGATATGCGCCAAGCTTTACGGAAAAGCCAAGCAACGTCATGGCATACGTAAGACGTCAGAACTATCGCTTCATGAATGGTTCAGCACGTGTCTTGGATGTGGAGCAATGGGCATCAAGCTTGTCGATGATGACAAAGTGGATGGGTTATCACTATGAATAGTTATCCACAGAAGTTATCCACAATCATGCAAAACTTGTGGATGACACGCAGGAAGCACGCTCAACTTATCCACTTACTCGTGAGTAACTTGACAGGTACGTTAGCATCACAACTCGCTGGCGAGCCGCTGAAGCGGATAGCTCGCGGGCGATGTTTGGTGCTAGTGGGCGTGCTATGTATTGTGGGCACAACACCAGCGGAAGCAATGACAGAGATAGACAATCTAAAGCTCTATGCACATTCTCGAATCATTAACTATAAGCAATTTCAATGCTTTAACAAGCTGATAACAGCTGAATCTTCATGGAGAATTGATGCTAAATCAGGTACTCATTTCGGCCTTGGCCAGATGAAGAACACTAAGTATCGTGACCTAGATGGATACCGTCAGATTGACTGGAGCATTCGCTATCAGCGCACACGCTATGGATCTCATTGCAATGCTTTAACATTCTTCAAGAAGAACGGATGGCATTGATGTCTAAAGCTTGGAAGAATGGCAGCGGTAAAGGTTGGCGAAGGATAAGAGAACGCATACTGCAACGAGATGGTCACATGTGCCAGATGTGCGGGCAGACTGAAGGCAGACTTCACATCGATCACATCATTCCTAAGCGATTGATTGGAGCTGAAGGCGATAATGATTCCAATCTGCGCGTATTGTGTGAATCGTGCAATTTACGCAAAGGTGGTCGCTTTTTTGGAACAGAAGTAACAC